TATATTTCAAAGTAATCATTACCTAAGTAACTAAAACTAAGTTTAACATATTCACCCTCGTTCAATCCGTGTTTAACAAAACATTTAAAACTAACCAAACTATTACCACTATCAATAATATTGGTTACAATAAACGGAATACCATCACCTGACACCCAAGTAAACACACCATTAGAATTCGTACATACTAACTTTTTACTGTAATTATTATTAAACGGATACGTTAAAAAATGATTCCAATTGTATGTACTAGCACTTTTAGTTACAAAATCTAAATGATTATTAGGTGGTATTGTATATCCCGAAATATTATAGTCATTTCTAATAAAATCAAACTCATTATATTGGGGAAACCCTTTCCACCATACCGATTGTGGGTCATTTAAACATTGTTGTTTCGCCAAATCTTTAACATCAACATAATATAAATTATTTTCAAATGGTTCATAATTAGTTTTACCTGTATAAGCATTTTTAAATAAAATTGAAAACTTACCTGTCGGTCTAAACGTTGTTGATTTCTGTCTTTCGTTATCAAAAACTTGCTCTAAACTAACATTTGCGGTTCTATCATATTCAATAATTTCTTTAACACTTTGTACTAAAGGTATTTGTATCGCCGAAGATAATTCAGGTGCTGATTTATACCTTAAAGTACTTAAAACAATTCTAATATCTTTATTATTACCCATTTTTTAATCAGTTATTATATCCGTATCTATCCATTTTCTTGTAAACCTATCAAAAGCCGATTTACCTTGTATTAATCCAAAATAAAAATAGAACGGTGCACCTGTGTTAATAACTCTCTCAGTGTGTGGATTACCATCACCAGGATTGTTTTTATCCCAATATAATGTATCCGCATTTTGAACAGGTGGTGTTGAACTATCTACAGAATAAATATTACTTCGATAGTATTTTGTAATAGTACTACCTTTAGTCCTAAAATATCTTGAACTTCTCAATAACCTGTCAAGGTTCTGATAACCGTAACTAAAAAACGTAGTTGCCGAATAAGGTTCTGTCGACCAATCATTTAATTGACTACCAAATATACTGTCAGGTTTATAAGGACCAAATAATACCGATGGGTTTGGGTCTTCATTATCTGAATTAGGGTTAAAATTCTTCTTAACATACCACTGATAATATGGAACAACTTGTGTTTTCACATTAAAATACTCAAACGCACAATCCGCATTATTTAAGGTACTCTCATCAGTAATTATAGTTCGTTTAGGTGTAACATAATCCCTTACTTGTGTGTTAGATGAAAAATAGATACCAATAACCGCGTCTTTAGAGTTAGCACCATTATAAAAAACATCAGTACAACTATTGTAACTTTCATCACTAAAGCCTACAGTTCCTAACTCAGAGTTAATACTATTCATCTGAGCATAATCACCATCAATTTTTAAATTCTCACGACTAAAATAAGTAAGAATTTGACCGACACCAATAACCGATAATATCTTGTCTAACGTACTTTTATTTATTAATCTTGAGATAATGAAAGTATTTAATAAATCACTAACATCTTTAAATGTTGAAGTGTCTAAATTTTTCATAATATACCCATCATAATCATTTGAGAAAACAATTTCTTGAGTATATACGTCTCTAGGACCTAAGTCAGTTATAGTCGTTGGGAACATTAAATTTTTTCGATTACCCCCAAAAGTTCTATTAGTAAACCAATTCACCCCATTTTGTCGGCCAATAAAAGATTTATCGGTTGAATTATACGGACTACTTCTATAATAGAAATTATTACTGTCAGTGTTAAAATAAATTGTATTTTTACAAAAACAATTATACGGTTTATTCCTTTTTGTAGCAACAGGGTCCGTAGGACTCGTAAATCGTCTTGAATTTTTGAATGAAAACGCGTATAGTGTACCATTCACCCAATTATTAGTAAAATAATGTGAAAACACATTTCGACACGCTCCGAATGATATTACCATTCTTGCTCTCCACTCAGTTAATAACTTATAATCTAACTTTAACGTTTCAAATGGAACTGTACATAATTGATAACAACCCGAATTAAATATCTCTTCCGGTTGAACTAACCCAAACACCCCACCATCACTAGCCGGAACTCTATTACCCCAACAATCTCCAGGACCTGACGATGGAATTGGTTTTGACACTTCACGAGGATAATAAGTGAAATTACTACTACCATTTACATAGTAACAATCTAAAGGTATCATACCTTCACAACTAAACGTACCTAAGATATCAGCACAAGCGCCTGTTTCTGCGTTAGCCGCTTTTGAATCACCCGCATTACCAACACCTGAAACTGACGATGAACCCCCATTTTGACTAACACCCCCTTCATCATCTATAGTAAAATATGTAAAGTTATTATTAGACATTAAGGTGTAACTTAATTGTCTAATTTTTTCATTAATTTCCTCAACCGATGACGAAGGTAATCTATCAGACCTCATAACCATTCGCCCATTACCATTACTTAAATCAATATTAACTTGAGGAATCGCTTTATTATTCCCGATTGCCAAACTGTTATATGTGAAAGAAATATACCAACTATCTGTAATCCATCCATAACCTTCTCGTAATCCTGAAACAAGTCGTTGATAATAAGTTGGATTAGCAAAACAACAAATTGGGACACCTCCCAAGGTACACTGTTGAATACAATCACCATTCACATAACTTACAAACCAAGTGCTAGGGTTTTGCGTTCTTAAATTAAGAACCGCAAAATTACCACCTTCAACAATCTCATTTGGGTAATAACCTCGGTTATTTGTGGTTCCAGGAGCATTTGGGTATAACCATACCATTGTGTTGGCCCATGTTTCATACCATGGTGAAACCTCACTATTGTTATAATCAGGTTGCGTATCAATATAACCCCCTAACGCGTTACCTTGATTACCCCCTAAATTCACATTATTATTAAAATTAATTCTAAGTCCTTTACCCGTTGAGTTCGCACTATCCTGAACGCCTTTCCCATAATTATCATAACTATACTGAGCTAAACCTTCATCTAAAGCCGAATAATAAGTATGAGCAGTTGTTGAGAACGGTTTGAAACAAGCATAATTAGCCGGTCTATAAAATGGGTCTTTTTCAGGTGGAGTATATGGTTTACAATCATATGGATTACCATCAGCATCGTACTTACAAGTTGTTGGGTCAGGTTCAGGACCAATGGCCAAACTAGTCAATGCCGGTTTCCACATAAATGTTTCATAAAACAAATATTGTTTACTGTAAGTATCTTTAGTATCATTGGTAACGATATTATTATGGTCAACACATCTTATACCCCCCTGAACAGGTATATTCATCCTCATTTTATTTAAGGTAACAATTTTCTTACCCCAAGTATTTTGACTATATAACTTACTTAAATCATAAGAAATTGTTGTTTTTGGTGAATTAGGGTCAATACCTCTAACAAAAAACACAACCCTTAAACTATCTGATTTATCAATATAAGGTCTAATAAAATTACTCCAAATATTTTCATATCGTTGTAATTTATCAAAAGGTAAATTAAGAGCCAGTACAGATGGTGTTACCGTAAAACCTTTAGTTGCTGTAATTGAGTATTTAGCGTTAATAACCCTTTCATAAAACGAATCCGGTAAATTAGAACCTAATGTTGTTACCGCATCAACATAATCTTTAACCGATATATTCTCAATAACTTGAAGATACTCCATGTCCATTGCAAATTTATGATAACTCTGTTCTGAACCACCTGTAATAGTATAAACTGTTTCTAAATTCACACCTTGACCATTAGAAATCAATCCTTGATTTGGGTCAGCATACGTTACTTTAACAGTCGTAACATTAATTTTTTTACTACCATTATAAGGTGTACCAATAGTTGTACCAGTAATACTATTAGTACCTAACTCATTAGACGGTAACACATTTAATAAATTAACATCTTTAGTTTTTGTTGGGTCAACGGTAGTTAACATACCGCCAATTGGAAAATTAGATGATTCATTTGAATCCACCAACACCGCAATAACATTATCTAAATGGTATTTACCATTAAAATTACCATTTGATACAGTTAATGGTCCACCATTTAAATCCGTATCAAATCTCACACCAATTTGGTTTACACCACCACCCGGATTATCAAATGAAGGATTAAAATATTTTGCTTTAACATTAAACAAATTGAACCGTTCATGCCAAGGCAAATCAGTTGATTGTAATAATATTTTATTATTATCATAATCATTATTTATTATAGTTGGTGACTGACCTTTATCCCTAATCTCACCATTAGTTGGTAAACCTGTAATAAAATTTACATCAGCACTCTTATATTGTGAAAAAGACCCAGGTGAGTCTCCGTAATTATACGGTCTTTTTGAATATGCCCCACTAATTACTAGGTCAGCATTAGGTGAATTACCTTCTTCAACAACCGCATTAGGGTCAGCAGGTGTTGGTTTAGGTTGTGCTGGGTCACAGGCACATAACTCACAGTCAGGAAATGTTATATTTGGTAATGGTAAAACTGTGTCTTGACATTTATCTTTAATTGATTGTTCTTTAGCCGTAAAATCATCACATTTACCCCCCGCATAATTTTTAAATGGATACCAACTTATCGCAACAATAGAGAATCCCCTATCTTTTAACCAACACCAAAAAGACTTTAATGCACTCACAATTGGTAGAATAATTTTACATAAAACCCAAAGATATAAGTGGAAAATAAATATAACAATAAATAAAATAACATAAGCGATAATCATCAGTACTTGGAATAGGATATAAATAATATCAATCCTAAACATAGCATCATTTGACGGAAACTTATTATTTGTTGATTCACAAGTATCATCAAGAATGTTTTTAATCGCAATAATTCTATTATTTGAATCACCTCTACGATATTCAGTAATTAATTGTGATACAGTGTATACTTTATTGTATTTCATTTCATAGAACCTATCTTGACAATTGATAGCCTCTAATATCATTTCTTGACCTAATGTTGTTACAGCACCATTATTATTTTGTTCACCATAATCATTCCAATCTAAACTAAAAGCATACGACGCTTTGGCCGCTCGACCATTGTTAGTTTTTGAAATTGTACTATCATAATCACAAGGATTATCAAGATTACCAAAATTACCTCTATTACCAGCATTTTTACCCGTTAACGGGTCAGTACCATTTGAAGTCCCCCAACCATATTCTTTAATATTTGGAACTAAAAAATTTGCACGTTTAATTCTAGCCCCCAAATCAGTGGGTTGATTCCACATCACCTTAAATCTGTATTTACCTTTAGTTGGTATACCTTTTTTAGGGTCATTTGATAATACTTGTTCACCAAATTCATTGGTAACCACATAATCTAAATTCATTGGGACATCAAACATCCAAGTACCATTATCATCAATTACTTGACCACCTTCCTCTAAAGACGCAACTTCTAACGCAGGTCGTCCGTTAATATCAGTTTTAATTGTCTGTCTTATTGCTTGAATTTGACCTGGACCTGTAACTAAAGAACATAAACTACCTGATTTTAATGCTGGCTTACATTTAAGTTTTAATGCTTGGTCTTCGTTTGTTGAAATTACTGACCCCATAAAAATCGAGGTCGGCTGAATGTTAATATTTTTCTCTGCGGATAAATCAAAATCCGTTCTTGTAATACCTACTTCACAAACATTCTCATCACCCCAAAACGGTTCAACCGTTATATTCCTATTAATGGTTATAATTTGAGGTAATTCATTTAAATTAGTTGATGATTTAAATTTAGTACCATCCACTTGTTGTGGTGTTGCAATACCCATTCGTATCATATCTTGAGGTGATAATGAAAACTCACCTATATCCGATAAATCTATATTAACAACAACAGTTTGAGACCCAAGAGGAATCCCCAATATCATATAATCACCACTTTCGTTTGTAACTGAATTATATTTATAATATTTGTTGTAAATTTCAACTTTAGTTGAATTAGTTAAAACCTCGTTACGGGTAAAAAATGAACCTGTTGGTACGTGATTACTATATGATTGTTCTGACGGTAATAAGTTATAAAGGAATCCGTCACCATTTAACTGTGTTAAATTTTTGTAAGGGTATAAATTAGCAATTATTGGATTATTAGTCACATCAGTGTCTGATAATGGTACAAACACCGAAATTTTCGCATTTGGAACTCCAAAACCATTATTAACACTTACCCTACCAATGATGACACCGTAATCTGAACATCTTCTATTATAGACATCACTTTGAAGGACTTTTATTGATAACACCTCAAGTGATTCAAAATCTTGGTCTAACTTAACTCTAATAGATTTATCAACACCTACCGTTGTTCTTATTCTGTATGAATTTGACATTATTTTCTTTTAAAATAAATAGTTTATATACTATTTTTAAAAGATAATTGATATATTTTCAAAATAAATCATCAACTAAAATTAGTTGACGATAGATTCTTAACTCGGATGTTAATGTCATTACCAGCATATCTAATTTGGTATGTTTGACTTGGTTCAGCAAATATAGTTTCATCAATTAATTCAATCTCTCTAGTATCTTTATCAAGATATCTTTGAGACGTTTGAGATGACGAATATTGACCCCCAACTTTATTAAATACCGATATACCCGCAACACTAACAACACCGTTAGTTGTTTGTATTAATCGTCTAATTTCAGACACATTAACATTCTCACCCATTTGTCTATTACCAGGTTCGAAATAATCAGATACAATATTAATCACTTGACTAATTAATGAACCTTGGTTTTGACTACTTTCCAAAACAACATCAATAGTGAAAGATAAATCAATTACATTAGCAACCTGAACCGATATGTAGTCATTCATCATTCGATAGTTAGATAGATAATTAGCTACATTGTTTTTTAACGTATCAGAAACAATTTCAGTTAACTTACCATTCTCATCGTATGATAACATTTTAATAATAATTTTGTTATTTTCTTCAGTAATCGCAACTTTAGCGGGAGCACCGAATTGTGACGGCATTGTTCTTATTAAAGAGTCATAATCGTTAATTGTAACAGCTCTGTTTTGAGCCGAGAAGTTAAACCCCACTAAGTTTCTAACTTCTTCAATTGTTGGATAATCCGCTCCACCAATAGCGGCAGTAACGTTATTACAAGACAATGAGTTAACAACATTCGTGTTTACAGACTCTGATGGTCCGTTAACAAAAAACGACACAGTTCCAATTTGTGTTATAACATTAACCCCCAAGTTACTAACTTGACCTCCACCAACTCTATACTGAACGAATAGTGTTGTATTTGATTTTAATGTACTACCTAACGCGAAGTTATTCGAATATTTGTATAAATTTAGTTTATAACCGTTTCTAGCAAACTCCCTTAATTGTTCGTCAGCAGATTGACTACCACCACCAAATGTCATTTTAAAATAACCTTCAGGTGTAAATTCAGTAATAAATTTACTTGTTACCTCCATGTATTTTCCTACTTTAATACCAGGACTATCCGATACTTTAGTTGGGTCTTCAACGAATACTCTATCTTCGGCTAACGCCTTAACTTCAAACCATCTATTATCTAAACCTAAAAACTCTTGGTTTGAAGGGACGTTACCATATTGTGTACCATCTTTTAATAACACACTCGTAACACCTAAAACATTTTTGTCAGGTAAAAACACTTCATAAAACGGTTTGACATCGTTAGGTGTAATTACTTTTTTATAAACCTTTGTAACACCATTAACAACTGTTTCTCTCTTAACAATTGTGTAGTTAATCAATTTATTATTTGAATCAAAATTAGGGATTTTCAAACGATTTGGAAAACCATCACCACTAATTGGTGATGCAAAATCAATATCATATACAGTTTCAAAGGCTTGACCCGCACCATTTACTTGAGAACCTCGTCTTAATATACCACAGTATCTTAAATCTTCTTTATCTCCGTAAGCAGGTACTGTTATTGACAAGTCAACTAAGGCAACTGAAGGTCTTTGACCCGGTATTTTTAAACCATAAGTTCTTGCGATGTTATATATTGAAGACCTTTGTTGAGCGTATTGTAACACCGTTTCCTGAATACTTCTATCAATGTTGAAGTGTAGGTTATCAGTAACCGCAGCGTTCAAGTCTAAGAACACCGAGAAAATCGCGGCATCATTTACGTTCTCAATTAAATCGGGATAATACGTTCTTGTAAAATTAATTAACTCAGTTCTTATTGACTGAAAATCTCTTGCAGTATACGAAATCTTTTTATTAGCCATATTATAAATTTATAATAACAAAATCACTTGAGTTGAACGCGTCATCGTTTAACAAGTAATCAATTTTAATTTTTGCAGTGTGTTCTTTTGTTCCAATACCAGGTACTCTAAAAACTCGTTCATCATTACCATTAATAATCGTCCCTTTATTTTCTTCACCCTCTGACGCTGGTGTCACCTCTAATTTAGTAATTGTAATACCGGGAATATATTCTTTAACAGAATCCCTAATTTCAGATTCTATTTGTGAAAAAGTTGGTCCATCTAATGGTTCAAATAAATATTCATATAACCTTGTACCAAAATCAGGTAAATAATACCTAGTCCCTTTTCTCGTTAATAATAAATGAATTAGATTTGAACGTATCTCTTCCCTGTTCGTATTAGATAAATCTAAATATTTACCATCATACGAATCCCTAAAGGGAAAATTAATACCATATGTTAATCCTTCTGCCATATAACATAAATATAATGTCGTTATAAATTTTTTGTATAACGTTCTAAAATAAAAAACTCTCGACAATGCCGAGAGTTTTTGTGATTTACGGTTTTTTTATGATGAACACCCAAAACATTCAAATTCTGAATCTTGAGGTTTTTGTGGTATAACATCAACTGTTGGTTTTTCTTTTACAGGTTTTTCTCTTTTTGAGATATCCACCGCTAAGTGTTTAGCCCCCGTCGAAATCGCTTTAGTTCGGATATAGTAACTTAATGTTTTTAACCCTCTCTCCCAACCGTGAAAGTGAGATGAGGTAATTTTTGACAACGTTGGGTTACCCATATAGATATTCATTGATTGTGATTGGTCAATAAAAGGTGCTCTATCAGCCGCCATATCAATCAATTCTTTCTGTGATATTTCCCAAATTGTTTTATATTTTAACATTAAGTGTTCAATACGTTTAACTTTCTTGTTGTAATTTTTGTCCTCAACATCAAGATAATGATTGAAATTAACGTTCTGAATTGAACCTTCATTTAGTATGATATCATTTTTCAAATCTTCAGACCAAATTCCTAATTTTTCAAAATCTTGTATTAAGTATTTGTTTACTATCAAAATCTCACCACCTACAACTCGTCTGTTAAACAATGCCGAATGAGCGGGTTCTGTCATTTCAAATGAACCTGTAATTTTTGCTGAAGACGCAACAGGCATTTGAGCCGTGAATAATGAATTACATACACCGTATTTCATCACACTTTCTTTTAATGAAGTCCAATCCCACATTCCTGATAAATCATCTTCAGTCATTCCCCACATATCAAATTGGAACTCTCCTTTTGACATTGGTGAACCTTTGAAGTATTCATAAGGTGAATATTTTTCTTCAATACATAATTGGTTACTTTCTGTGATTGCCGCAAAGTAGATAGTTTCGAAAATTTGTTTGTTTAATTTTCTCGCCTCCTCAGATGTGAATACGTAATCTAATAAATAAAACACGTCAGCTAATCCTTGAATTCCGATAGCTATCGCTCTTTGCTCTAATCCACCTTTTCTACCTTTTTCAGTAGAGTAACTATTAATGTTAATTACTTTATTTAAAGTTCTTGTAACCTTTCTTACCTCATCAAACAATAATTTGAAATCAAATATACCTTCAACAATAAAGTTTTTCAACACCATTGACGATAACGTACAGATAGCCGTAGTTTTTTCATCAGTATATTGGAAAATCTCAGCACATAAGTTAGATTGGTGAATTACCCCAATGTTTTGGTGGTTAGTTTTTCTATTAGCATTGTCTTTAGAACATAAGTAAGGAACACCTGTTTCAATTTGTGATTCAATAATCTTAGTCCAAATTTCAGTAGCACTTACTTTTTTACCAAGACCTAACTCAACCGCTTTCTCATAAGTTTCTTCATACTCAGTACCGTAAGACTCTTGTAAAGGTTTCAATCCCGCTTTCTTAATGTCATTAGGACAGAACAAATACCAATCAGAATTATTTCTAACCGCTTTCATAAAGTTATCAGGAACCCACAATGCGGTAAACAAATCTCTCGCTCTCAATTCATCTTTACCTGTATTCTTTTTGATATCCAATAAATCAAAGATATCTTTGTGCCAAGGTTCAATATAGATAGCAGCACTACCAGGTCTTCTACCTTGTTGATTAAAGAATCTTAATGATTCGTTAACAATTTTAAGATACTTTAATAATCCACCCGCAAAACCACCTGAAGTTGTGATACGACTTTCTTTACTTCTTTGGTTTGACATACATAAACCAATACCCGCAGCGTCTGATGAGTATGTTGAAATGTCATTCAATGTTCCTAACAAACCTTGTCTTGAATCTGAATTATTGTAATGTAATACACACGATGCTAACTGAGGGATTAACGTCCCTGAGTTAATCATAATTGGGGTTGCTTTAGAAATTCTTTGTTCTGATAATGATTTGTAATAATCAACCGCCTCTTCGTAACTATCAGTCACCCACAACGCAATTCTCATATACATATGTTGTGGTCTTTCAACAACTTTACCATTAGGTAACTTCAACAAATACATTTCTTGTAACGCTTTCCACGCGAAATAATCAAAGTTATAATCATTTTCGTGATTGATAATTGAATCAATCTTACTTGGTCCGTATTTCTCAATAACACTCATTAAGTTATCGTGAACAACACCTTCAGTGTGTAAGGTGTGCATAGTTTCACTAAAACTATCAATAGTGTCTTTGTGATATGCTGAAATAGCAACTGAAGACGCCAATCGTGAATAGTCGTGATGACTACCTGTGTATGAAGACGCAATCTCATACACCAATTTATCTAATTCTTTTGTCGTGATATAACCCTCAGTTGGTAGAGAAGTTGTCACTTTAATAAAAATCTCATCAAAGTTAACATTGAGACCTTTAGCCGCCTTTTTAACTCTGTTGTAAATTTTTTGAGGATTAAAAGATTGTTTCTCCCCGTTTCTTTTTTTAATTTTTAATGACATCATAATGATAATAATATTTTATTAAAACTCATCCGTAAAAGAAATTGTTTCATTCAATTTCGCTTTTTGATATTCAAGTGTTCTATTTTCAAAGAAATTACCTTTAGTTTCAACCGCAATCTGTTCCATAAACTTGAAAGGTTGTTCTACATTAAATTCTTTACTACAACCTAACTTATATAATAAACCATCAACAACGAACTCTAAATATTGTTTCATTAAATTAGAATTCATCCCAATTAATGAAACAGGTAGTGATTCAGTTATAAACTCCTTTTCAATCTCTAACGCTGAAAGTAATATTTCTTTAATTCTTTTCTCACTTGGTTTGTTAACAATATGGTTATTTAACAAGTGAATTGCGAAATCACAATGAAGATTCTCATCTTTAAAAATTAATGAATTAGCATCACATAATCCTTGCATAATCCCTCTCGATTTTAACCAAAATATTGAACAGAACGAACCTGAAAAAAAGATTCCTTCAACTGCAACAAACGCTATCAATCGTTCTTGAAACGATGAGTTTTCAATCCAATCCAAAGCCCATTTAGCCTTTTTCTGAACTGCCGGTAGTCTGTCAATCGCGTGGAAACAATCGTCCTTTTCTTTTGAGTCTGTGATATAAGTATCAATCAATAACGAATAAGTTAAGGAATGTTCGTTCTCCATCGCAATCTGAAATCCATAGAAAAACTTCGCCTCAGCATACTGAACCTCTCTTGCGAAGTTCTCAGCAATGTTTTCATTAACAATACCATCAGACGCCGCAAAAAACGCTAAAATATTTTTAATGAAATATTTTTCATTATCGGATAAATTACTCCAATCTCGGATATCATCACTTAAATCAAATTCTTCGGCCGTCCAAAACGCCGCCTTGTGTTGTGCATAAAATTCCCAAATATCGTGATATTGGATTGGGAACACTACAAATCTATCAGGATTTGTTTTTAAAATTGGTTCTATATTATTTTCCATTATTGTTCATCTTTTTTATTTTCATCATCTTTTTTCTTCTGTGCATCACGTTCTTTACGTCTCTCCAATAACTCACGAACTTTATCACGTTGTTTTTGGTCGTTTTGTTCTTCAAGACCTAAGAATGTAACTGAAGATTCAGTATCAATATCTAACATTCCATTGTCAAATCTACAGTTTTCAAACACAACACCATCATCACCAATACGTGACTTAGTAATTGCAATAGTCGCCAATTTCAATTCTTTTTGTTGTAATGACTTAGCAACTGTTATAATAACGTGACCTACTTGAGCTTTCTTAATAGAACCACCCATTTGGTCTGTAGTCACAACTTCAGATGAAATAGAACTTCTATTACCTTGTGTTGCCGTCCACCCAACTAAATTTAACTCGTGACACAATGCTTCAAACGCTCTCATTACAGAACCTTCCGATTTCCATTCATCACCTAAGTTTCTATCAGGTAATACACAGTCAATGTAGTCTAACGATATCATATCAAGTTTAACACCATCAGCAATCATCTTTCTAACCTGATTCTTGATTTGTAACATCGTCATAGTATCTGACGGTAACTTTTTCAAAATTAATTGATTTGGCATTGACGTTTTGATTTCAGTCACACGTTTCAACACCTCATCTTTCTTCAAAGTTAATTCATCAGGATGAACCTTAGTCCACAAAACTATATGTTTTCTTTGAATAATCTTAGGATTATCTTCAAAAAATATTTGTAGGACGTTATAACCTAAGTTAAATGCGTGATTTGTAATCTTAGTCATTAAGGTTGTTTTACCAACCCCTGTTGGTGCCAATACAACACCAATCTCACCTTTAGCCAACCCACCTTTTAAGAGTCTATCAATCCCTGAAATACCCATTGGTATTGGATGTCTATAATCCTCGTTTAAAACGTCGTCTAAGTTAGAGAAAACGTTAGTCATACCATCTTCTCTTTCCCCAACTTGTAATGCAGTTCTCACTAATTGTTCTACTTTGTCGTAGTTTTCGAACTCACCACCATCAATAATTTTTTGGGCTTTCCCCATTACTTTTTGAAGTTCTTGTTGTTTACAAAACTTCATCGCTTTTTCTTGAACGAACTCAGCACCTTCTATTGGTGCGTCTTTAATTTTACCAATTGTGTCAATAACTATTTTTGAAGCGGTCTCTTGTTGTAATTCCGACTTAGTTATTTGTTCCAAAGTATCAAACGTTGGTGTGTGTTCGTATTTTACATAGTATTCTTTAATCATCTGAATGATTAATTTGAAATACTTGTTCTCAAAATAAGCAACATCAATCACGTCGATAATTGACCTAGAAAAGTCTTTATCTAAAATAATTTGGTTTAATAACTGTAATTGGAAACCACTTCCTAAGTACTCAAAATTTTTATTTTTACTCATATATCTTTTTGTATTTTTAGATAAATATTACGACTCTAAACTAACTTCAGCATATTCAAAAGATAAATTTTTTGATGAAAAAATGTCAGTTAATGATAAAAGTAAGTTTTTTAGGTGTGGTCTTACATCCACGGTATATCTTATTTTTGGAGGGTAGATTTTAGCGTCGATTTGTCTATGACAAATTGTCACATCACCTTGTTTGATGAAGACATTAAAATACTCAGGACCTTCAATAAACGAAGTATCCATAACCGCAGGATTATTAACAATCTCATACATATTATCTAACATATATGTTACAGTTTTCATCTTTAATTGATGTACTAAATCGTGTTTGAAATCTTTAATCAAGTCGTATAACTCAACTGAAGTTTTAGCCCTTGGGTTAAAATCTTTCACGTTAAAAAACCGTTGAACGATAATGTTATCGTTAACCATCATTAAAAACTCTAATTTTGTTGATTCGTTTTGTTCTTTCATAATTTTACTTTTTAAACTTTCGTTTTTCTTTTCTTGTTAATTTTAAAAAGGGTGTTAAAAAACTCACCCAAGCATTGTCACCTTTCGGTAGGAACTTAAATAATCCGTCTTCCATCATCATCTTGATTACGTTCCTGTGACCTCGACCATCCGGGTCTAAGGTTTCAGTATAATATTCATTTACTACGTTTTTCCCATCTTCAGTAATTAAAGGGTTTGACAAATCTACTATTTTCTCATTTATAACAAAAAACTCATCACCAAATATTCCACTCTTAGTTTTACCCGTTAAAAGATTTTGTAAAACTTTGTTGTCTTTATCTTCTTTGTGTAGAAGTTCTGCCTTTTGTATAATATCGGTGAATTTTACCTCTCGGTCAAGTAGCTCAGGAAATAATTTAACCAAAGTCTTATCCCCAAGGTAATAGATACCATCAATATTATCCGATTTATCACCGGATATTATCTTGTAAGTCTTAACGTTATAATGGGGAATTTCAATATCCTTAAACTTAATGTTGTCACCAAGTTTAAAATATTGTTTCAAATCAGGTAAATAAATTCTAACATTTTCGGAAATCAATTGAGTTAAATCACGGTCTCCTGAATATATCGTTTTATCTTCATCAGGTGAGATTTGACAATAATAAGCAATCAAATCATCAGCTTCGTTCTTATCGACCAACACCTGTCTTATAAACAACTCTTCCAAGTATTGTTTAACACGTTCCTTTTGTTCGGTAATAGAATCTTCTTTGGTTAAATCAAAAGGGGTCTTTCGATTTGCTTTGTATTGGGGGTATAATATTTTTCGTGACAATGAATTTTCATCACCATCCCAAAATACAACAACTTTATCAAACCCTTCAGTTTCAATAAAACGTCGTAATGTGTTTATAAAGTGCCACACACCACCTATGTGTTTTCCGGAGTGAAAGAAATCTTTCACCCCATGAACACCAATTTTAATTAGGTTGTTTCCGTCAACCAATAAGGTTTTAGTCATTTTTTACCATTAAATGGTTCTACAATCAATCTTCGAATTCTTCTTCTTCCTCAATAGAAACAAATGATTCACTAAGTTTAAAGTCACCTTCACCACCTAATTTTTTGTTCCAATATTCAGAATACTCTTTTTTGTATTTCTCAATAGCGGTTTTATCATCTTTGATATAACCTTGAGGAACCGCCAATATCTTACCATCTTTAAACGATAAACCATTAACGTGGTTCTTCAATATTGAGATTTTTGTTCTTGTTGCATATACAACAGTTCTACCATTTTTAGTTGCGGTAATATGATTGATACCGGCTTTCTTTTGATTACCAAATAAGAACACTAATGAAGATGCTAACCATATCGCCTCACCACCTTTAGCTTTAATCTCAGGTTGTCCGAATGGATTATCAGGTAATTCAACCCAAGGTTGATTAATCACAACCATACTAGCCCAATAAGGAACATCTTCTTTTTTAGTTTTAGATATTCTTGCCGAAATACCCATACCGATTTTGTCCGCAAAAGTTGCTGCGTTGTGTTGTTTACCACCTTTACCATCAAATGTCATCTTACATGGTATTGAACCTACTGAATCCCATAAAAATAGAATATTATAAGGAATCTCACCTTTGTCTTGAGCATCCAAGATTTGATTAACGAATTCAGTTGCTTGTTCAATGTAATCAAAACTATCGTTGAAGATAAAGTTACCATCCCATTCACCTTCAGGGTTTTGTTCCGCCTGAAGTCCTAATTCAACCGCGTGACCCCAATTCCATTTTCTTTCAGTAATAATAAAGACAGGTAAATCACCTTGTTTTTGTGCGTTCGCCGCAGCCAAAATCATTGCCGTAGTTTTAGATGAGTTTGAGTGACCTAAAAACATATTGATGTGACCTTTACTTGGTCCTGGTAATCCACACGCTTCTGTAAACTCTTCACCACAATCATAAAAACTATCAGGTTTATATTTAGTTTTTGTTGAAAACTTACCTTTAATTGAATCTAATGAGAATTCTTTTTTCTTTACTGCCATATATTGAGTTATTTAAAATAAAAGATAAAAAAAGGTAGTGATTAAGTCAACCACTACCTATCTATAGGTTTTTTTATTTAGAATGGTAAATCTTCATCAGAATCGTCATTCACTTGTGGGTCAGCGTAAACCTCAGTTTTTGGTTTAGTTCCACCAAATGACTCTACATTCTCAGTTGAATCACCATAGGTGTATTTACCTAATTCAGTATTCCATTTCGGAGTTTCTCCACGAGCAATCGCTTCAAGATACTCAACAGGTTTTTTAGAGTAAACATCTCTCCAAGTTAACTCATCGTTAGACCAAGATTTTTTTGTTTCCTCATCCTCATGTAAAGGTGCTGGGTCATCATACATAATTGTTTGAATAACAGTATACTCTTTACCTTTAGGTGTTTTAGCTTTAGTCAATTCAAGGATTAAATCACGACCTTTTTCAGAATCGGTAACGTCACCTTTATTTCTCCAAATAGGAATGATTTTATCTAAAATACCTTCATTCTTATAGTTGTGTTTAAAACGCCAGAATTTAGGACCATCTTGTTCGTTATCACGGTCGATAACTTTAACGATGTAGAATTTACGAGATTTATATTCTGAAGCTAATTTTTTATCACCTTCAATTAATAACTCTTCATAAACTTCATTTAACGGTGAACGTTCATTATCCATTGCCGGGTCGTATAATTTAATATACTTACCATCAATTAACATTTCGTGAAACATAGCTTCTACGAAAGGTGAGGAACCGTCTGCCGTTGGGAGAATTCTAAGTCTTTTTTGACCTTGTTTTTCATTATCACCTAAGATAGCCGCGAAGTATCTTTTCATTCTGTCTTCTTGAGACATTTTTGGGGTAAAGTTACCCGTTTGTTGTGCTTTCTCGTACTGAGCTAACACTGCATCTAAACTGTTTGTCGCCATAAATTTTAATTTATATTATTTGTTTATTTAATTATAAGCCCGCCTTTTTGTATTGTCAAATCGTAAGGAAAAAAAAACTTGTTTTTTTAGGACAAGTTTTTTTCTCTTACTTATATATTAATATTTTGTTTTAAAAACACTATCTTCATCACCGTCTCCGTTAAAATCACTAAATGTTTTTTGTATTTCTTTTGGTGAAAAATCTTCAACATCATCTTTAGTTAAGATATATTCATCTCTACCTAATTTTTCGAAATCCTCCTCTTTATCTTCAAAATATTGAGATAATTTTTGATTAAATGGTCCTGAATCTAAAGTTCTAAGTTCCATTTTTTCTTGAGGTGATTTTTCTCTATATTTCTCAACTTTAGCCTCTAAACTATTTAATTGACTAACGATATTATCCATTTCCCCTAATTTATTTTCCAAATTTTCTAAATGAGAAAATAATTGTTGGAAGTATTCTTCTTGTTTCTGTTCTACATTCTTTTGACTATTAACTAATTCAGTTACGTCTAATTCTTTTTTACCCTCACTTTTTTCACCATCACCATCAACTTTCTCAACATCAGGGTCATTTTCAATATCCACAGGTTGAGGCACATCACCTGTTGGTGGTGCGGGTGCTGGTGGTGTTCCTGCCGCTAATGGGTCTACAGGTGGTGCTCCTGCGGCTAATGGGTCGGCAGGTGGAGCTCCTGCAGCTAATGGGTCCGCCAATGGGTCCTCAGCCGGTGGTGGAGGTAACTCTTGTTCGTTAATATATCTATTAATCGAATTAAATCGTGTAATCTCTTCTAATATTTTTTTATCTACGCTCATTTTTACCCGTTTAATAATTGTTTTACTCCATTATGTGTTTCCACTTGAACTCTTCTATTTGTGTTCATTGTATTGTCAACTCGTTCAATTAGACCATCTTTCATTCTAATAGTATAACAATCACCTGTATCTAAATCACACACTTGTTTAAATCCGTTTCCGGCATCCTTTTCAGAATATTTGGTATTCTTACCCAAATAATTATCTAATATTAATTTTGTATTCATATCTTTTACTTTATTAATAAATATCTTCCACTATAAAAAAATCAAATAGTAAATGTTATTGTAAAACTAACATAAGTATCGGTCCTTGCATTGTCAGGAGTCCCATCAGGTCTAACCGGTGTTGTATAAACACGTATTTTGAATTTATAATCCCCCATTAATTCTGACGGTTTTACATTTAAACAATCAACTTCTGATAATAAATCTTGTTTTTCTAACTTTAATGTTTGTTTATCCGTAGATATGTAATTACTTTTAAAGTTTTTATAAGTAGCTCTACCTCCAGCACAATCAGAATCAATTTCATAATCATACTGAACTTCTTTAATTTGTCTTGGACCATCAATTTTTGAGTCAACAGTAACAGTTAAACTTTCAAATGATGGTGGTGTTGTTTGAGAATTTTTATACACACCATCTAGTGTAGGACCTTTTGGTGGTGCTGGTGTAACATTACCCGAAGTTGGATTAAACACTCTTATTGATTCTTCAACTTTAGTTTGAATATTTAATAATTCCGTTTTTTCCATCTGTGAGTATACCGATTCCGGTGTTCCATTAGCATTATTCAAGATTAAAAATTTAGCAATTTCTTCTTTTGATATTTCTTTAAGAGTCTTCATTCGACCTTTATATCTGTCAATTAAAAAATCAATATTACCACCAATACTATTAAAAACCATAAATGGTGTTGAGTTACCCTTAAATCTTTTACAGAAAAATTTAGTATTTGGCGTACTAGACCATTTATCAATTAACATAAGATTACTAAAATTGTTTTCAAAAGCAGAAAACGAATTCCCATTATTAGACGAAAGATATAATGCAGCAAATACCACATATTTTAGTTTGTCATAAACCTCAGTTTCTACAATATTTTTAATAACAAGTCTTGACTGAACCTCTACTGTAACATCAGCAATTGTTAATACTGTTATATTTGGACTTTCTACAGGTGTATATTTTTTATAATCAGTATATAATATTTCTTTACAGGCGTCAGATTCGTCAATGTTATTTTGAGTTGATAACGTATTTTGAGCGTTTGTTTGTAAATTCTGAACACTACCTGTACTATTTGCAAGACTTGAGGTTGTACTTGTTTGTTTTTGAGCATCAACAACTGACTTCAATAAACTCGTTTTTAATGTTTGGATAAAATCATCAATCTTTAATACCGATGCCGTTGGTTGTCTAATACCTTCAATAGTTGTTTCAAAAATACCAGGTCCGATTACGTGACTTACTTGTGTAATCATATAAGGTCCGTGAAACATCGGAACATATCTTAAATTAAAATACATCGTAGGTTGAATTAAGGCGTTACCCATCATAGACACCGTACAAGTATAACTTCTGTTTTTATAGATATTATACAATGAAATACTCTGTGTTGCCGAGTTTTTACCTGAACTCATATTCGCCATCATATTCTCAACCTCAAGAGATTCCGCAGTTGCAGTCCCCGATTCTTGACCCACACTAAAATTAAAGAATATTGATTGATTTTCAGGTCCAATATCAACATTAAACCCAACAACTCTATTTGATGTTGCCCAATCTTCTTTATTTTTTTGGTCTTCTAATAATGGGTTGTCGGACGCTTTAGTAATGTCAAAGGCATCATCCCTAAATTTAAAGTCAACATTTTTAATCGCTAAATACTCACTAGGTTTACCAGCGTAAGTACAAACCATCTTAGCCGATGATTGTCTAACATCAACATTTAAAAATGTACCAAATAAAGTGTTCGCAAATTCTAACGTTCCTTCTAATTTTGGTGTTGGTTTTTTAACAACTTCTTGTACGTTATAGAAATTCACATATGATGGTAAGTTCATCACAACGAAATTATTTTCAATTAAAATTGATTCCACAAATGATAACATATCAATACTAGGGTCTGTTGCAAATAAACCATCAAGTCTTTCCTTTAACTTATAGATATCAACCAAAATTTTATCACCAATATTCCTTGACGCTCTATCTAATAATAACACATCTTCAAACAATGTTTTATTATTAAATTCATAACCCGCAATCCATTTATCATTTAATGATTTAAAACATTCCCAATGTTCTAATTTACCAATAGTATCGGTTAATTTAGAGTTAGTTATTTGTTCTGGCGTTTCAGTAACTGAAGGTAATGTCACTTGTAAACGTAACATTAAATTATTCATTGCTTTATCTTGGAACTTACTTAAACTATCAATATATTCATCAACCAACACTTTAAAATTTTGCATATTAAAGTTTGACTGAAATGGTACATCCAATTTTAAACCTTTAGGTCTTATATATGTTGTCACAATAGGATTATCTTGTAACCCAAATGGTCCATAATAATCAGTAATTGTCTCATCAAATAATTCTTCCTCACTAAATAAAAACATTAACCTTGAAGGTCCAGCATATAGTAATTCTTTATTTGGGTCGTACAATACAGGTGTTAACCTATTATTTGTTGTTGGTAATAATTCTATTGTATTACCATCAGTTAACACCGCATATGAATTAACATTTGGTTCATTTGACGGTATAATCGCACTATCAACGTAATCTTGTAATTTCTGAGTTGCATATATTTTGATAATTGGGGAATACGTTTTAATATTTTCCTCAGTAAACGCGACATTCATATCAACAAAGAAATCAGTTATATATGAACCGTTATCCGAATATTTTAATTTACCAATCTCTGAAAACCCAATGTAAGTCTCTAATGTTTTCCACTCATTTGGGTAATTAGTTTTTGACGTTGATAACGTAACACCACCATTAAGTGTTGGTAAAGCATTAGGTGTTACCGATTGATATTTAGTCCAATCATATGGGTCTGTAATTTGGTAATTTGAAAAACTTAAAAATAATTTTCTATCATAGTTACCCGGATTACCATATTTAACATACATTGATGTTTCAATGAACTTAGTTAAATATTGATTCACATTACTTAATTGTTTCGCTTGTATTTCAGTAACAATCTTATTTGATGTTGTACCTGTTGGTTTAGGTATTTTCATCATATCAACCATTAATTTTTGGAAATTTAAACCGTAATCAACAGTTGAATCAATGTCATACATTGACTTACTAAAATTTAAAAACTTCTCTTCAAATAAATCTAAAATGTCTTTTTCAAAAACTGAAAACATTTCACTAATATCCGCGTATTTTGTACTATCACCTTTAATACCGAAATTTTCTTGAATCATTTTCTCATTTGAGGTGTCGGGTTTCCCAACCTTCATTTCTTTAAGATATTCTTTTGGATTATTTTTGAAAACTTTACCGTTATCAAAATAACCATAAGTTGGTAATGCCCAAAAATTCCTTACTGTTCCATTATATAATGATGTATTACCAGTTAATTCGATACTCATTGTTGTACCGGTAAAACATTCATTATAGGCTTGATTCATAACACTCCCCATTGATGGGAATGGGAATATAAATTGACTATCCGTAGTTTCAACATACACACTCCAAGGAATTACTTTTAAATCTCTATTTTCATCATTAACATCAAACCCTTTATCACCCCTAATAAATGTTTCGGGAACATACTTTAACGCAACTTTAAAATCATCAATACCACTTTGTATTCCTAAATTTGTATAACCCGAAAACACTTCAAACCCTTGATAGAACACATTCATATCATTTATTAATTTAGGATAGAAACCTGTATTAATAAGTGTTGACGTATCAGTACCAAACGTTGAGTTTTTTTGTAATATAATATCAATAACACCACCATCAACCGTAAGAGTATAATCTTTAGTTGTTGCACTTGTTACAGGGTCAAAATTTGTTACATAATCAAAGTTTTTCCAAGCACCATCTAATATATCAACACCATCATTAACGTATTTTTTATAACGATGCCATATAGAACCTAACTTAACAATAAGTGGGTATGGTAATTTATGGGTCGCACCAAATTTTTTAAGTGTTGCAAATATATAATCTAATTCAGTATTAAGACCATCATCATATGTTTTATATTTTTCACGTAAGGTTGAGATTGGTAAACTATTCAAAAATAAATAAGCAGCACTAACAAACGGATTTTTATCAAAGTTTCTAAATTTAACAATACCTTCTTGAATTGCGTTAACAAAATAAGGTGTATTTAACATTGATATTGTTTGGTTACTTGACACACCACCACTATAATTAACATAATCTAAATTACCTTCAGTTATTAACTGTTTGTTTGGTGTTCTAACATCGTAGAACGCCTTTAACTGAGTTAAGTAATCTTGCGGTGTCGGAATGGTTAAATCACCTTTATAAACAAAATTAGTGATAGGTGTTATCTCATTATTTAAACTAAAATTAGTTAATGTTTTTAATTTTTTATCGAATGAAACTGTCTTTGTTGTATTATACACCTCAATCGCTTTACTAAGATTTTTACCTTCAGGTAATTGATTTTTAATCCATGAAATATCCATAAATGGATAAACATCTAACAAATCAAAATTATTCGTTTTTGAATCACCTGTTAAAGTTGTAATAAACCCATCTTCATTATCTAAACTAACCGTAGGTCTAACTAATGGATTTTGGACTACTAATTCATCTAAAAATAAAAACTTATTACTACTGTTTAATTGTTTAATGTATGGTGTATTATAAATTCCTCTGATGTAATTTTGCCAATTAACACCAACCCCTTGATTTGAAATGTGTCTTAATACATTTACAAAATTGTTAGATGAAAAAGCATAGTCCGTTAATTTTTTAATTAAGAATGGATTATCGTTAGATAAACTTTCTTTAATATTAATAACCTCACTTTGAGCAACAATACTCGCAACGATGTCAATTACTTCCGGTGTCGATGAAATTCGATTAAGTCGTGATGTTGTTGAAATAAACAAAAGTCGTTCAAATATCTCATAAAAATATTTAACCTCCTCTTTATTTTGAAATACTTGATTTGATATTGGGAATTCAATTGGATTTAAAGTTATTCGTTTCACATCTAAAATTTCATTAGATACCGACTGTTTGAACCCGTCACTTTTACCCCTATCTGTAAATCCTTTAATAAATTCCTCAACAAATTCTACCTCAGGCCATCTTGTATAATCATAACCTTTAGTTGATTGAATTATCTTACTATCACCAGGATATTTGGGTTCAAATTTTTCGTGTCCGTCTTCACCCATAGTTGCCTGTAAAAATGTCGGCCAAGGATAAACAGGTACTTTCTCATTAACCCCCGATGTTATAGCATCAGGATTGGCATTGGCTACTGAACTATTAAAAATAGCGTTTTTTCTTACTTTATCATCCCTAACCTCCCAAGCTTTCTTATGTGTTTCATCTAATAATCTAACAAAACCCTCACCACTCGCAAAAATAACCGCTAACACATTTCTAATCGTCGGAACAAATCCAATACCATTACTATTACTTTTCAACATGTCATACAACGCACTTGTTAAATCATCTTCAATTTGTTTTCGTTTCTTTTTAAGTTGGTTTTCAATATCATCTAACTTATCAGTAAAACTAAGTTTTCCTTCATAATAAAAATATTCATTAACCGGAAGACGCTCACCGTCTTTTAAAGTATATGTCGTCGATAATTCATTTTTTAAAGTTCCTTTATTAATTAATTCAGATTTAAACTTCATTAATTCTTCATCCGTCGGTTGTACTTTAGAGTTTTTAGTAATCAAATAAGTTTGTTCTAAATCAACATCATCAGGTGTAAATTCAGCATTAAATTTAAAATCACTATCTTTAATATTAATAGCAGATTCTTTTGTTTTATTATTTACGGTGTACTTCCCATTAGAACCCAATGTTCTATTTTCATTTAATTTTTTAACCGCAGATTTTACAATTTTATCTAACTCAGTCTTAGCATTTTCTTTTTCACCTAATGTTTTAATTTCAGGTTTAAAGGTATAAATTTTCTTAGGGTCATATTGTTTTCCTTTACCAATAGGTAACTGATTTAACGCATTTTCGGCAGATACCGGTAATAATGACTTTATATCCCCAAAATTAGGCTCATCTAAAACTAAAAAGTTTTTAGTATCCATATACTTTTCAAACCACGAAACGGATTGTGTTATATAAATTTCTTTACGTAAATTCATTAAAGTATTTTCGTACTCAGTAATATCATTTAAAGGGGTTAAATTTTGTTTAGTAAAATTATCCAAAACATTTTTAACGAAATTTTCAAGATTAAAACGTAATTGAGCTATTGTCATTTCAGGAAAACTTTCAGGTATCAAACCTTTAGTTTTGTATTCAGCATACACTTCCTTTATTTTTTCATAACCCTTATATGCGTTTTCATTAGTGACTTTAACAATATTATTTGGACTACCAATTCTTGGATTAACCGAAAATTTAGACTGATACATATACGGTGTTGCTAATAAATAACCCATAGACACCTCAGCAATAATACTAAATTGATAAGTATGGAAAACCAAATCAACAATAAAGTTTCCACTTGAATAGTCATATCGAGCATTAAATGACCTAAGCATTAAATTATATCTAACACCTTTACCATAAAACCCTTTTAAAGTTAATTCAAACATTGGGTATGGCATATTAAAAAACGCAGCGTATGGAGAACTATTCCCCGCTTCAAATAACGCACGTCCTTTAACGTCTTCAAGTGCAATATTAAATGTTGGCATAAAATCCAACCCTTGTCTAATATCAATTTTTGTTATACCTAATAAACCATTATCAGTCGCCTTGTCCTCACCGTTGGAACGAACATTTTGTCTATAATAAGTATCACTAGAGTCTTTAGGATTAGTTACCTTAGTTTTATTTGGTTGATTTAACGCTTGACCTTGTAAACTCCCTTTACCCGTAATTTCATCAACGTATCTATTATTAAGATAAGTTTCACCACCCGGACTTAAAAAGTTAATTGAGGCAATTGAGATTGTTTGTATCGCGTCATTGGCCGCAACCCCTAACGCTAATTTAGTTCTTGGAAATACTTGACAAGTAAGGTTAGCATACATAACTAAATCCTCTTGTTTAACGTATCTATCACTAACGACACCATTGTCGTCAATAACCCTATTTGGGTCAACAATTACTATGTTATTACTGTCGAAGTCTACTAATATATTTTCTGTTTTACCTACCATAATAAAAGAAATGATTATCTAATTGATTGTTATAATCTTGTAATGAAGCTATTAAAGGAAATGGAATTGTCAAGATTGCACCATCATTTATATACCATTCTTGTCCACCATATTTAGGGTTAGCCATTAAAATTAACCAACCAAAATAAGGTGTACCATAATATTGTTGTGAAATTTTATCTAATCGTGACTGACCTACTCGATATATATAACGTTTATCAGAACTCTTACTCGGTAAATTAACATAAGGAACAACGGTTTGGTCCCCATTAATCACAAAATTATTATACCTATTATAATACTTACCACCCATATCAATTAAGTTTTATTTTACCATCAAAAGTTTCAAAATCGTCTATCTCAGATGGGACACCTGTATACAATTCTGTTAAATTTGTTTCTTTAGTTGCTTGTTCTGTCGGGTCAGGTTCAGTTGTGAAATTAACAATTCTTGGTTTACCTTTTTTATACAACACCTCATCTAAACCATTAACAAACTTATCATAATCACTTTTTTTCTTGAATTTTTCAAACGCTTTTAATTCATTTTTAAGTTCGTCTTTATAATCACCAACTAACTTATCAACAATGTTTTCAAACACCCTACTTAATTTTTTAGGTTTTTTTACATCCTTAATGTTTGGGGTTATTATTTTATCAATAAAATCTTTTACTTTATTTTTATCTTCAAATATTCTACCCATTATGATGTAGAATCGTTTGTTTTCAGCTGTTTTAAAATCCTCTTTAGTTACGTATGTAAAATCTTTTTCATCAACTTTATCAGGGATTATCTTATAATCATAATCAGTACTTGTTAATAATGAATAGTAATCATTTAATTGTATTTTAAAGATTGTATAATCAGCAACTAAGTCATCAAAACCAGGACTACTAACTAAATTGTATATTTTTAAACTACCGTTATCTAATATTTTACCATCAGTTTTTGAATTAACAAAACTTACTTTTCTAATAGTTTGAACGAAATCTTGTTGTGGTATACCAATTTTACTATTAACAATAGTACCAATATCGCTTGACACCGAACTTTTTAAACTTTTAAGATATTTTGTTAAATTATTCTTAATAATACTAATAGTTGTATTACTACTATCATTAGTAAACTTTTCAGCATCCAACCCCTCTAATATTGGGTTACTATCATTATTAACATCGTCAATTGCCATACTGAATAATTTATCAATATTTTCTTGATACACCGGTTTACCTAATATTGTAACAACATTACCTGTCTCAACACCACCTAAGTTTAATGTTCCTTTCATAAAATCTCTTTTACTACATACAACACTCAACATACCATAATTAGTTTTCGCTCTAATCTCATCCATTGAATTATATGTGTTTGTAAAATACGTTTTACTATTATCGTATAATACATCCATAATCTTCATATAACTCATCTCACCTGTTTCACCACTTGTTGGTAAAGGTGTTGTTGTTTTAATTTCACCAATAGTTTGTCCTGCATCATTTGTTTGTTGTACACCAGCATCGTTATCAACACTTACAGGTGGTTGTTTAGCAACAATAGCATCAACAACCATTTTATCTAAAGCCGAGGTATCTTCAGTCCAAGTCGCTCTTTCGTCATATATTTCAGTATTAGCATAATAATTAAATGACAACGCGTTTTGTAATTGGTCTACAGGTTCTTTTAACCCCATACCACCAATTATTTTAAATCCAAGTGTTACGTTAGCAATCATTGGTTGAAGACCAATACCTTCAGGATTCATATCCAACACTAATGGGTCATACGTGAACGAAACACTATCAGGAATAATCTTCGTATTGTAGAAATCCCCAATCCTAAGAACTAATACAGGAGGTGCCCCAAACGATGTATTAACTGCATCCAAACTTTTAACTTTATTATCACTAATAACAGGGATTGTTTCACCAGGTCTAACACATTGATTTAAGAACGTTAAACGAGCATTTAACCCTTCAGGTGTCATAGAGTGAAACGCCGGATTAAAGTACTTAATCTTCTCTTTAAATGAGTCATACACCATTGGTGAACTTTCCTTGATTACTTGGAAATAATCACACTCAGTTAATAAGTTTCTTAATATCTTTTTAGATATACCCTCTTTTATCTTTTTAACAATGTTAACTTGTTGTTCAGGTTTTTTTACAGGTATTGTTTGAGTGTTACCCGCAGTTGAGGTAACATCAACAGGTCTTGCAGTGGTTGTTGTTGTGGTAGTTTCGTTAGCTTTTACCGTAATTGATTTAATTTTAACCCTACGACAAGCCATTGCCGTTGTTGAGTTTATTTGTGCAATATTTTTATTTGCTGTATTACTTGGTACACCAGGTTTATTTGGTACTTGATTTACCTTACAATCAACGTCAGTACCTGTTCCTGAATCTGTAGTTTCATTTTTTTTACCATCAGCACCTTCCTCAATATTTGTTTTAGGTATCACAATCTCTTCACCATTACCCGTTTCATTAACAATCTTAATTAAACCTTTGTCAAAAAATTCACCTAAATTTTTTGTCCCTATAGTTTTACTTTTTAAGAAATTTTTAACAGAATCTATACGTCTATCGGATAGTTTTTTATTATAAGCGGGTGACGCAACCGCAGATGCTGAACCTTCCATAGTAATAGTAATAGTACCCAACCCTTTAGATAAAATATCATAAGCATCTGTAATAAAATTATCTTTATCACCACCAGCAATTTTATTGTAATTACCTTTCACAACACTTTCAAAAAAACCACTCACATTAAGATTAACATCACCTGGTTTAAAAACACTCTCAGCATTCTTTTTATATTTTTCAATATTCGTTGGGCTGATGTAAGTATCATAAATTTCATCGTATTTTGCCGACGTTGTTGTATCAGGGTTTTTACCCGGTATATCGTTTTCAAAATAGAAGGCAAAATCTAAATATTTATCCTCAAAAGTTTTAATAGAACTATCAGGTTCTGTTTGTTTCTTTTCATTGTTAGTTGAAACGTCACCAGCCTGCGTACCACTATTATTTGACGCTCCTTTTGGTATTTCTTTATTTATTTGTGATACTGTTTCAACATCCGTCAATCTCGGATTACTTAAAATTTCTTGATAAGTGTACAAATCACTAACACTTAAAGTATTAAATTTAATCGCTAATTCATAGATATCATATTTAACACATCCCGCAAAAAACGAATCAATAATAGATTCTATTCGTTCTTTAGACGCACCTTTTAATTGTTTTTCAACAACCGTATTCATAACTGACGGGTGGTCAACAATTATTTTCCAAGTTAATGAACCTGTTCTACTCGTACTTTTATAAGTATAAATTGGTTCAGGTCTACCTAAGAAAACCGCTTGACCCCAATCCGCCTGACTAGTATCATTAAATGTTAAATTATACGGTGGAAACCACATAACTCTACCACCATTTGGCCCTCTTTCACAAACAGGTAAATCATCATAAGTAAACCCAGGTCTACTTGATGTTCTCCAAGCTAAGTTCTCAATCGAGAACATATATTTTTTAACGTGACCCCCTTTGCCACTAGCATCGTCAGGTATGATATTTGTTGAATCCACACCTTTTAATGGGGCAATATTAAGGTTATATGTGTTATCTAAAACAGAATATGTAAAACGTCTTCCCGATGTCGTAATACCATCTGTTTTTTGTAAATCAGCGTAAGTGTAATATGGAGTATCTTTTGTAAATACACGACAATATTCCATACCTTGTTGAGAACCATCAGTATTATCTTTATATGATAATACCATAGAACCTTTAGTCATTTCTTTGTAACCATCGTTAAAGACTTTACTAACTTGATTCATCGCATTACCAACATGTTTTAATCTATTAATACCCGATACGTTATCCGCCGAATCAATTAATCTTTGAGTATTGTCTAATATCGAATTCTCTTTAAAATCAATTGCTGACGATTCGGCTTTTTGAAAGTTACTTGAAATCTCATTGAATTGTTCGTCTTTAGAGCCTGAACCCCCACCCGGTGTTGCTTTATACCCCGCGTTTGATTTGTATTTTGGGGAAACCCAAACTAAACCACCATCAATACCACCACCATCTGTTAATGATTTACCCGCTAATCCAAAATTTAAATCATTTTGGTTACCTTCAAACAATATACCTAATTCGGACGGTCCATAAACAGGACTTTCAACTTGTTCCCCATAAGGATTAACAGGTATCGCCTCAGAAGGTGATGTTATCGTACTTGGTTCTGAATTTACACTACCAACATAATAACCACCTGATAACGTACCATTGTTATTAATCAAACTAGCAGCTAAATTAACAACCGCTTGAGCAATACCTAATATACCACCAAAATCTTTTTTATAACCCGGTTGATATCTATTTAACTCAATATTGTTAAACAATACCGACCTTTGACCGTTACCTGTATTCGCCAAAAATATTTGTGAAGGATTTCTCTTCACATTTAATATCGGACCTAAAAACCCACCTGTTAATTGATTTACAACATTTAAAGCATTTGAGGTTTGTTGAGTTTCAATACCACCTTTAGTATTTTCATCAAAATAATCACCAGGTATAAATGAAACAGGCCAATAAGCCCCCGATATTCTTGTCGCAAAATCAAACGCTGCGGTAACAGGTGATTCGGGAACTGTAATTCTCCAATTACGATAAATTAAAGGTTCCTTACCTGAGGCTAATAAACTCGCTTCAAACGGGTCTGATAATGATTGTAAATTAACCGCACCTACAGTATTTTGATATATTTCAAAATTAACTCGTTCTTGAAATAAGAAACTTAATTGTTTAGCACCTATCTTCGCTAAATAAGAATCATTAGATAATTTACCATCACTACCTGTCGGGTCTGTTGATAATAAGATATCATAAGGTGTATATAACGACGCTATGTAAGTTGCCGGTGTTACCGTGTTATCTAACACATACGGTAAAAATAATTTATTATTATTTTGAATGTCCCCAACATTAACAACATATTGATAATTCCCTGTAAGTGGAATAAACTTGTTTTGTATTAATGGGGATGTGGGTAAAATATTTAAATATAAACCACCACTAGTTAACACAGAACTTTGAAGTGGTGCGTAGGGTCCTTGATTTGGAATTACAGGTAATAATGGTCCGTTAAAACTAATTGTTTTATCAAAACCACCATCAGGTCCAAATGAATTTAAAGGATATAAATTATCTGCGAATGGGTCATTTGCTATTAAACCATTAGGAGAATCAACCACAGGTGATTGACTCAAAATAATTTCATAATTTAGTGGTCCTGCAGGTGGTGTATACACACCTGTCACACTGTATGTGGCTAAATTTTTAGCCATTAACGCATCTCTAAACGATGAAGATGAAGCAAATGATAGTGTACTATTCGGCATTACTTATTTCTTTTATATTATAAATAGAATGTTTTTTATTTTCTTCCCAAATATCCTTTAGCCCCGTCATTAGTTTTAGCTGCGTGTATCGTATTTATAACCGCCTCACGAACTTTAGGGTCTCTTAACATAATCTCCAATTGTTTTGTATCCATACCCGAAGGTGCGTTAATTTTCAATTCAAGTTCTAATTTACCAGTAATATTATTGTATTTACTTGTTTCTTCTAATATTTTAGTTAAATCAGGTTGACTAACACCTGACCCAACAGAAACGTCTCTCAAAATATCATTTGATGTTGATGGATTTATTTTAGTTAATGTAGGTTCAGATATTTCTTTTAATGTTGAGGTTTTTTTATTATCAACTAAATCTAAATCAACTTTTTCAACTTTACCGGCGTACTCAACAAATTTATCTAAAATGGTAACAACCGCTTTAGCATACTCATTTTTACCACCCATAATTTTTTCGGTCTCTTCACTACCATATTTTTTAACATCATCATAAACTTTAGTTAGACCTTCACCGGTCTTTGTAACCGCATCTTTAAATGCGTTTGATACATCAGTCATAGAACCTTCACCTGTCGCTAATTTAGCTAAAGCCGATGTTATACCACCAACATTATCATCAAACCCTTTTCTGATACTTGATATATTCAATGCTTTATCAAATGTATTTGCAACACCCTTAACTAATTGAGTTTCAGCATCTAAAAATTTTTCAGTAGTACTACTTGACGCAATCGCTTTTCCTGTTTTACCTCTTAATGCGTTTATTGCGTTTGTTTGTTCTTGTGCGTATGTATTAGATTCACGTAATAAGTCTTCAGTTGTTTTTGGAGTATTAGCCTCCATTAATTCTTTTAATTTATCCTTATCACCACCAACATCTTTAAGAACTTTATTTATATCTTCTAAATCACCACTCTTAGTTCGAATCTTAATTTCACCGTCTTTCATTTGTGAAACATTCGTTAACAATTGTTTTTGTTCTTCAGAAATATTCATATCACTTGGGAATTGAATCTTCTGCATTTTAATCTCAGCTTCTTTCGCGGCTTTAGACATTTTAGCTAATTCACCGGTCGATATACCCATTTCCCCCGCCAATTGTTTCATTTTTCGAATACTACCAGGAGCTATTCTAACATTACCTTTTTTATCTAAATCTGTCAAAGATTTACCCATTTCACCAATTGACTTAGTAAATTGTTCCGGGTCGTTCATAGACATATTCATTAATTTAAGAGGGTCTAATAATTCACTTTGAGTAACACCTAATCTTTGGAATGCTGACGCCATTTTAATAGCACCTTCAGGGTCAAACGCTTTGTCAACAATACCCATCATTGTTCCCATATCAACACGTAATGTTGCGGATGTTGCTGCCATTTTAGCTAATCCTTCAACACCACCTTGGAAATTATGTTCGTCAAGTTTATCCATATTTGATAAAACTTGTTCGGAAACTTTATTTAAACTCACCCCCATCTCACGAGCAGTGTTAAAAACACTATTCATTTCTTCACCAATGTTATAAACACTATAACCCGCATCGACAAAGGCTTTAGTTAAACTATCAGTTGATGTTCCCGCAACTTGAGCCGCAGCAAATAAGTCATCTTGGTAATCAGTGGCTAATAAAATGTTCCTACCCGTTGCCTTCATTAACCCCAAGTGCATATCTTCTATATCTTGCATAGAACCACCTAGTTTTGCAACATCGGAATACGCATCATTCATAAACTTTTTAACACCAACCGCCGATTCACGGGTTAAACCCGCATATCTTGATATATTATGCCAAGACTCTTCTGAAGCATTCACTTCTTTCATAATACCCGCAATGGATGTATTATAATCTAAAACCTCTTTTACAGTTTTAGCGGTTCCCGCCATACCTTCGCTAATACCACCAACTGATTCTTCATCACCTGTTCCCATAATTAATATGTTTTATAAATAAATACACCAAAGACGTAATTTAAGTCTTTGGTGTATTATCTTCAATTATTCTATCTATGATATATTTTCGTATGTAAGTAGGGATTTTCAGGAATTCAGAATATTGTGTCCTTAATATTTTTGACATTAAATAATATTCTTCTATTAAATTTTTTCCATAATCAGAAGAAAGGGCGAAAAAAGTCCACCCCAAAGGATACATTAAATGTAACCAATTCTCCTGACGGGGCGTATACTTGTCTTTTTAAATCCAATTGAGGAACATTTTCTCTTAATATTTTTCTAATATGTTTTGAATCCATAATAGGTAATGTCGAAACAAATTGAGATATGTTTCCAAGGTCAGAGTTTCCTTCAATAGAAACTATCTCTTTCATTAAACGATGCGTAATAATTGGTGCGGTCACCCCTTTTGGATATTTTTCGGAAAGTTTATCCAACTCAACCGATTCATAAAAAGTTATCGGTCTTAATTTTACCTCAACATTTGATTTTGGTAAGACAGTACTAAACGTTCCATTTTCATCAGGTTTTAAATCACATTGTTTTAACGCCAAAGTATCAAGAATCTCGGTGTGCTCAAACAATTTATTTGTTTTAGGGTCAACCAAATTAAGTTTATATTCAGGACCGAAAGATGAATTACGTAAAAATATTAAAACAGACTCAACGTCACTTTCGATAAGTTCTTCAGGTCTTAAATCGTGTTCATAAATTTTATTTCTTAATAATGAAATTACAATATTTTCTTTATTATCATTACTCATTAAATAATTTTCATCAGTTGCCGTCAAATAACCAACCTTTAGTGATGATTTTTTTGACTTATAAAAAATACCTTGAGTCGGTAATTTAATAACGTCGTGCGGTAAACTTAAATTTTCGGTGGCGGCCCTTAAAGTATTTTCATCCATTTCCATATTATATCTTTTTTTTTAAATATAATTTACATACATTTTATATAAAGTATAAAACAAAAAAATCCACGCAAACAAAGTTACGTGGATTGAAATTATATTTGAATAATTTAATTAGTATACTAAAATACAACGGTCAGGTCTTAATGTCGCATTAATCTCAGCGATACCATCAGTACTATAACCTAACGAACCAAAGTCAACACTTGATAACCAAGCCCCTTCTAAAATCCATTTCTCAACAACAACACCTGTTGGGTCCAAAAGTTCTAAGTCGATATTTTTCTTATAACCCGCAGCATAACCCATACGTCCTGTTACTGATTCCGCACATAAACGAACCCATTCCATTAACGCTTGTGAAGCTGAAGGTCCGATTGGGTCTCTAAATTTAACACTTATCTCACCCCAGTTAAAACGACCCGCAACCCAAGTTGAAGTATTTAAGAATTGAATCTCAGTTGCTCCAACAGTTAATTTAGGTCTAGCCGTACTTTCCACAAACCATTCGTTAATTCCTAATGTTGAAGGAAACCTCATTATAAACCTATTTTGTCTTTTAGGTTCATATGGTATCGGCATTTTCATTAATAAATCAGCCATCTTATCTTATTTTTAATTTTTATGTTTATTTTTGTATATAAATAGTCTTTGAATAATTTTTCTATTGACTTTTATTTTTTTTATTTTTATAATTCTATTAATCTAGTTATAAATATTCTAGTTAATTATTTTAATATATTAATTTATTATAAATAGCTTAATATTTTATTAATCATATAATTTTCTAGTAAAGACTCAGAGTCTGCCTCATTGTTAAGTCTAGTTATAACTATCTTTTTCATTCCACCTTCAGAAGTATCTTTCACGACAAAATGTATTTCAGGATAAACTCTTGATAATTCATCTTCTATGTGTTGAACCATACTTCTTACATTACTAATGTCGTCATCTGAAAATCCTAATGAAACAGAACCATATTTACCACTATCAATTAATCTACCTACCTTATTATATACTTGGTCTAAAAAGTCAGATAATGCTAATTTCTTATTATGTTCCGGACTAGACGCACCTTTACTTGGGTCCAATTTAAACCTCTGACCGAATTCTTTTGACGATACAGGATAGTATTCTCCTTTTTCATCTAAATACACGTCAATCATTTGAGAATCGTCTAAATCACCTGTTTTGTAGTAACCTCCGATTTCTTCAAAGTTCAAAACATCTTTGATGTTACTAATCATTTCTTGTTTTTCTTCCGGTGTTAATGCAATGTCTATAAATAATTTAACACCTTTTTTAATTACTTTCGGACTATGACCTCTAGCCGTGATAATTGAAAATGGATTAGCGTAAATTAATGTCTCTTTGAATTTCTCAAAACTTGGGGAAAACCTATTATTTTTAACAGCTTTAATCGTATCCCTTAAAAATGTTTCAGGATGTGTGAAATCTCTAAACGGGTCTTCATCAAACCCAACAATTGTCGAGTCTTCATATTCAAAAGGTTCCTTACCGATTAAATGTCTATATTCGGCAAAATGGTCTGTCGGCATTCCAATAGAATAACCCTCTTCATCTTTAAGATAAATTTTAGTTGGCATTCCTAAAATATTGTCATCCCAATCTAAAGCGTATAATCTTAGATTTCTTTCTTCAGCAACCTCTTTTAAAATTTTTTTAATTAAATTTCTATTACTCATACATATAAATATTATTATATAAAAAAAAGGGAGAACTTGTCTCCCTTTTTATTTTTAGAGTTGTTTGTTATATATTTTCAAACGATGCCCCTGTTGGTGTGATGTAGAATGTGATATCAATGAACTCTAATGATTTAGTTGGTTTGATGTAAATCTTACCTGTCATTTGATTTCTATCTAAATCAGCTGCGTCTGATGAAACTGTTACTCGGAAATCATAAAGACCTCTGTCTCTTCTGATTGAATCTAAGATAGGGTTAACCGCATTTAAGAAATCTTGTCTTACTTTTTGGTCGTTTTGTTCGAACAACAATCTCACTGAAACCGCTGAAATTAACTTACGAGCTTGTAATAACAATCTTCTTACGTTTATTCTGTCTAATGCAGACTCTCTAATTTGAAGAGTTTTGTTACCCCAAATTACTGTACCTACGTCAGAGAATGTTGCGATTGGGTTAATTCTACCACTGTAAAGAACGTCTCTATCTTCTTGAGTTAATTTCTTACGTGCCTTAACCGCATTTACGATACCTCTTGTGTAACCTGCCGCTGCGAACCAAGGGAACGCGATGTTATCGGTTAATGCTAAGTTTCTTGTAACCTCAGCTGTTGGTGGTAAATAAATTTGAGTATTATTAACACTATCTCTCGTTAATACCCAAGGGTAATATGTTGCAGTGTAGTTAGAATCAATACCTGTTCCTTCTAAGTTATCTACCGCCTCTTGAGGGTAAATTAAATCTTCAGGACTAAATGTAGGTGTAAACATTTGAGAATCAGGTGTTGTACAGATATAGATTGAGTCAGCTCTGTCATTTTCAATCATATCAATTGCGTACTCAACAACATCTGAATGGTTTACATAATCAACACCCGGAGTTGCGAATACGTTAATATTAACCGCTTCAGGGTTAGAAAAACTTCTTTGTCCTAACATATATGCGTAATAGTCAGTATTACCCCAATCTTGAGAATTGTCTCCAACTGTGATTTGTTTAAACGCTCCCCAACCTGTTGCGGTAGGGTATTTAACTGAAGGACAAGAACCTTTTAAGTAACCACTTCTACCTAATGCAAATCTATCGGTGTTTGTTCTTGAATCTCTATAGATATCCCATCCGTCAAAACCACCAGCAACTACCATAGTGAATTTACGTGCGTAAAGTCTGTAGTATGGGTTAGATTCATTTGAAGGGTCAGAACTGAATTCAGCATTACCTGTGTAGAATTTAGTTGTTGCACTTGTAATAGCACTCATCACATACTTGTTAGTTTGTGGGTCTAACGTTTTTTCGTAGAATGTGTTATTAATTGTGATAGCCGACGCTCTGTTATCCATATGGAAACCTCTTGTTTTAGTATCCCAAATGTTACCTGAAACTGCCGTACAAATATCTAACGGTAATTGTTTACCTTTGTAATTAACAAAATCAATATCATACCCTACAGTATCTGAGATACCTAAATAAGTTCTTCTAACATTATCACCAGCAGTTCTAATTGTATCATCAGCACCTGAAGATAAACCGAATGGTGGGTTATAAATTACTTCACCTGGGAAATCATATTTTGTTTTGAAAATTGGGAATGGTGAACGAGCTCCATTGTATGTTCTTGTATTATAACCGTCAAAACCACAAGGTAACGCATCTATTGGTGCCTCCTCGTTAACTTCAACCATAATATATTTTGAATTTAATTGGTATTCACCGTCAAGTGTACCGATTTTTTTTGCGATATAATTATTTTGATTTGGGTCCATCGAACAGTTAGTGAATTTTTCAATAACTTGAGGAGCTGAGTCCGTATCAAAATAATCTCTCACCATAACATCAAATGTTCCATTTCCAAATGAAATATTAGCAATTGAAACTTTAACTTCCATATTTGCCGCATAACCGTCAGAAATTGTTATGAACTTGAATAAACTGTAAACTTTGTTACCTCTTAATTCAGAAACAACCCAAGGTGATTCCGGTGATTGGTATTTTTCTAAGTAGAAACCAATTGATGATGGGTCATTACCTTGTCTAGCGTTAGGTAATGAGATTAAATCAGGACTTAAACCTCTGATATATCCTTTTCTCCAAGCGTAATTTAATAATGCTTGATATCTCTCTTCAACAAATAATGGAACTGATGTTCTATCTTTACTAAAGTTACTCATACCGAATAATTTAGTAACGTATCTAGAATCAGAATTAGACAATGAAGTTTCAAATGAATAATTAGTTCCTGTTCTACCTGTTGCATTAATTAAGAATGTCGAGTAAGGGTTTTTAGTTACACCTGAATAAACACCTGACATATCTAAACTTACTTGAGTTAGACCTGATACTTCATATACCGCACCATCATCATTACTATAATTAGCAAGACCTCTTGAACGTAAAGTTGTAACAACTAAATCATCATAATCTTTATATGATTCACCGTCAAAATAAACAAAATTACCAACAACAGTACCACTGAAACAGTTTGTGATTGAAGAGGTGCCGATACTACCTGTTGTTCCTGTTGTTGCTGGATTACAAGCGTCATCATTTGTAATACAAACTAACCAATCATTAGTAACTGTATTATCAGCTGAAGTTAATGTGTAAGTTAAACAAGTTGTGAAATCATTTTCTGTTACACCACTTACTTGTGTTACCCCACCAATTTTAACATTTGAAGTACAAGCACTGAATGAAGAAACAATTTGTGTTGGTGAAACTAATAAGTTATCAGGTAGATAAACATATATTTGTTTAGTATTGTAATTAATGTTACCATTTGTTGATGTGATTGAAAGGATTACTAAAGCCGCTTGACCGTTACCCCCAGCTACGTTTATAATATCACCAACTTGGTAACCCGTACCCGCAGAATAAATAGTTCCACCTGTTACAGCACCTGAACCATTAACTAAGGTGTTAAGAGTTAAACCTTCACCATTACCTGTTGTTGTTGTTGCAACATCAGTTCCGTTTGAATAACCTGAACCACCTGAAAGTGTAAGTTCAAGACTAGCTACGTGACCGTTAACACTATAATTGTAGAAAGACGCACAGTTCGACGCACTTGATGTTTGAGTTAAACCTGTCACATAAGTGTAGAAAGACGAACCTGTATATTGACCACCACCAATGTTATCGAACATAGCATAATACCAAGCATCATTTAATCTGTCTGAGTAATTAATTTGTTCCTCAATAAGATTAGTTACTTCAAACACATCAGTTCTTGCACTATAACCATTACTTGTGTTACCTGTGTAATAATCATTAGGAACCGCACCAAAATAATAGATTGAACTACCTGATGTTGATGGTGTAACCATTGTATTAAACACTTGTGTTTTAATTTGACTTATCAACGTACTAACATCTCCATTAAATTGTTCGAAAGGTAAATTTAATTTTGCGTTTAATTCAGGTGGGAATGATGCTCCATTTGTCATTGTTATTGTTGTCGCACCATTAGTACAACCTGTGAAAGTCATAGTAAATGCCGAGTTCAAATAATTACTACATACCAACTCACAATCAATTGTTTGAAGTGCTCCCGGTTCACACATAGGTGTTATTGTTGTTGGGTCAACATTCGCAATTGTTTTAATTGACCAAGAAGGACCTGCATCATAACCCGAAAGACCTAAAATTCTTGTTACGAACAATTGATTAGATTGTTGTAAATAAGACTTTGCAATATATGCCGCCTCATATTTTGGGATTTGGGTGTTTACAAATTTCTCAGGTGAAGTTCCTCCAAAGAATGTTGAGAATTCGTCAAAGTTACGGATAAAGATAGGTTCGAAAGCTGGACCTTTCAAAGTCTCACCTACGATACCTAATGTAGTTACCCCTACACTTTGAGCTACGAAACTCAAATCAACTTCAGAAGTATAAACACCTGGCGAAACGAATACTTTACTGTTTGTTGCCATTATTTTTTGTTTTTTTCTAAAAAGATTTATTTATTTCATAAATATTCAGAAAAAAACCAAAATACTTTACTTTGATTGAACTATTTATATTTTAGGTAGAATATTTTCTTCCTTTTTTATACTATGTCTGAAGATAATAAAAAAGTAAAAAATTTAAAAATTAGTGAGGAGGTTCACGAAATTTTGAAAAACTATTGTGATAAAAGAGGTATAAAAATATACCGATTTTTAGAGAAATTAATTGTTGAAAAGTGTAAAGATAAAAAGGATATTTACGGTGAAAATTAAAGTAACTCGTTGTTAAATTTAATAGTCGCGTCAATTGTATTATCAGTTTTTGTTACAACTAATCTCAAGATATCACCATAGTTAATTTGAATTTCACTAACGTCATTACCGTAATATTGGTTATTAATGTACACCTCAAAAGTTGTTACGTTAACCATATCACCTAAGTTTAAATTAACATTGTATTCAAATAATTGGGTTATGGTATTATTACCCGCAACAAACAATGCACTTAATTCAGTACTGTTAGGATTTGTGTCAGGTTTATTTTGTTTTCTTGATTTATTAGTGTCAACCTCATAAACTTGTAATAAACGATTTATTGCTGGAGAAACTTCAAATTCGTCCTCATCTATTAAGAATCCTAACATTGTGAAGTCATAACTTTGAACGTAGTATCTTCGTTTTTCTAAATCATTAACGGACTCATCGGCAATACCCATATTTAGAATTGGAATGTAATGTCCTTTGATATTAGCGTAGGCTTGTCTCGATGCAAATTTTTCTAAAATAATTTGATTGAATTTATTCAGTTCCCTCATTCTGTTACACACAATCTTAACTTGATATTGTATATCGACAGGAACAGGTTGAGGTATTTTGTAAATATCCGTACCATTTCTTTGTCCGTCCCAAGTTGGAACTTGAGCGTAGAAATATTGTCGTCTATTAGGTATATTATATACGGTTGATGGGTTAGTTCCATATTTAACTTCAGGAATTCTAACAACAGTTATAAATGGGGGTTCTACGTTTTTGTCTAAATTCTGAATGTCCCAAGTTTCAACAAACTGAGACCAATTTTGTGTTGTGATTAAAATATCGACCATAGGAATGGTCTTACCTTCAATAACCGTTTTCAAGTCATTTTTAACAAAATCTAAAAAACCTTTATCTAAATCGGCATGTAATAATGATTTAGGAAGGTAAGTACCGTCCCTATTAATTTTATCCAATAACTCATACCTTCTTGGTAATAAAGTTTTTTCTTCCGTTAATGGAATATGTTTTTTAATATTATTTTTTTTCGGTAACCCCATTATATTATTTTTTTGGTGTGTTATCGTGACCGCATTTATGACAAACGTATTGGTCTTTTTTACCCTTTTCTTTTTTCCAATCCCAACTCCAATCACAACCGTCCCCATCACAAAAAACTTTGTTTTTTATAATACGTTCAATAAGGGTTAATTGTCTTTCAGTTATTATTATTTTCATAAACCTCTAAATTCATTGTTAGTAACAGGTGATGCTCCAATACTACGATAGAATGGTTTATAACCACCATAAGTATGTTTGTTATCAGAAACTATCCTACCGTCATTATTCACCGTATAATATCTTATAACATCTTCAGTTTCGTAATACGCAAGATAATCACCAAAATTAATATCGACACCCAATTCATCTAAATGTTTTTGGTAAACACCAACTTTAATATTACCCGGCTCAAATTGTTCTATTTTAGAATTACCTATCATTTTATTCTCAGGTGCTAATACTTGAACGTAACCTTTAAACTCAACAGGTGCTAAGAATTTAATACCATCACTAACCGTCTCACCATAAACATCATCTGTTTTAGTTTTAATACGGTCAATACGATATAATACAAGTGTGAAGTTCATATCACCATGTAACCACTCCTCACCCATATTCAAATCAAGGTTATAATCTTCACCACCGAAGAATTTACCTAAACGATTTATTGGAACTCTATTGTTTGACATATTGATAAATATCATAATATTTATTATTTTATAACAAAGAGAATGTTTTGGAAGATAAAATCATTACTATAGAACAGAAAGCCATTAAGTTACTTGAGTCTTACTCAGGGGCTAACAACTATATAATTAAGTTAAAAAATCAAAAGGAAAAGAATAAAAACTTTTACCCTACAAGGTCACAATCGGATTACGTAATTAACTATTCTGAAACACAACCAAAAGTCGCTAAGAAATGGGTTGAATTAGACCCTTACTTTGCAAAAAAAATCGCTAACGATAATTTATTCACTGAAATCCCAAAAGAAATGTGGGTAGAGAAATTATTGGTTGAGAAAGATAAATCATATCATGTTTGGGGTAAGTTTTTTGAAACTGAAACTATTCGTGATTTGTGGTTACCAAAAGGTGCGTTATTAAAAACCCATAGAACTGAAGACATTAATGTTGATTACACGAAGTATTCTCACCGTCCCCCATTAGAACATCAAAAACTTGCAATAGAATCATTAGCGGGTTCTAAACGATACATATTAGCGGATGATATGGGGTTAGGTAAAACAACTTCAACAATTATTGCGGCGTTAGAAACAGATGCAAAAAAGATATTGATTATCTGTCCCGCAACTTTAAAAATTAATTGGCAAAGAGAGATTGAAAATTATTCTGACAGACCCGTTTACATTAGTGAAGGTAAGAACTTTTCAACGGAACATGATTTTGTGATTATCAATTACGATATAATTAAGAACTTTTACGACCTCAAAGATAAACAAAATTCATTAATTACACAAAGTAATTTTGATTTAGTTATCATTGATGAGGCTCACTATATACAAAACGCCCAGGCACAGAGAACAAAATTAATTAATAGTTTTGCGAAAGACATCAATAGAGTTTGGTTATTAACAGGAACGCCTATGACCTCAAGACCGATGAACTATTTCAATCTATTAAATATAATCGAAAGTCCCGTGGCACAAAATTGGATGGCTTATGCTATTAGGTACTGTCAAGGTTACCAATTTAATGCGGGAAAACGAAAAATTTGGAATGTGTCAGGGGCGTCTAATTTAGAAGAACTAAGAGACCGCACGTCAAGACAGGTGTTGAGAAGATTGAAGGAGGATGTGTTAGATTTACCTGATAAAATCATAACCCCCGTTTATCTTAGATTAAAATCTAAAGAATACGAAACTGAAGTTGGGGAATACTATAATTGGTATGAAAATAAAAAAGAAGAGTCTAAATCATTAACAATACAGTTTAGTAGGTTAATGAAAGTTAGACAGATAATTGCGGAAGAGAAAATAAAACAAACAATAGAACTAGCCGAAAATATTATAGAACAAGGTAAAAAAGTTATTATTTTTACTAACTTTACAGATACTTTGAGAAAAATACACGAACATTTTGGTAAACAGTCGGTTTACTTAGATGGTTCTTGTACTAAACCACAAAGACAATACTCCGTAGACCAATTCCAAGAAAACGATAAAATAAAAGTGTTTGTCGGAAACTTGAAAGCTGCGGGTGTTGGAATTACTCTCACCGCTGGTGAGGCTTGTATTATGAATGACTTATCATTCGTCCCTTCAGACCATTCACAAGCTGAAGACCGAGCATATAGATACGGACAAAAATCTAATGTATCCGTTTATTACCCGATATTTGAAAACACTATTGAGGGGATAATTTACGATATGTTAACAAACAAGAAAAATATCTTTGAGACGGTAATGGGGGATAATATTGAAAAAGGTGACATTGTAGAACAAATGATGAATCTCATAAATCAAAGGAGATAATTCAACCCTTCCGCTTATTTATGTTATATAAAATAAGCGATATGAATGCAATCGAAGAAAAAGTTGAAAGAATAAATAAACAACTAAATGAAATTGAAGTTAAGAAAAACAAAGAATTGTTCTTAACTGAAATGAAAAAAATTGGAATTGAAAAATTACCATACTCGTATACTGCCTTAAAACAATTTATTGATGCGGAAACAATGTCCTACCATTATAATAAACATTATAAAGGTTACGTTGAGAAGTTAAATAACGCATTGTCAAAAGGAAAATACGGTGACTTGGAACTTGAAGATATTATTAAAAATATTAGTAAGTACAATAAAACAATTAGAAACAATGCCGGTGGTGCTTTTAACCACGCATTATTTTGGAAAATGTTAACACCTACCACACAAAAACCATCAGGTGAAGTTTACAAAAAAATTATATCACAATTTAAAACTTTTGCAAATTTTAAAACAAAATTTGAGGAAGTTGCAAAAGATGGGTTTGGTTCAGGATGGGTTTGGTTAGTTTTATCAAGTAATAAAACATTAAAAATTGTAACAACACCAAATCAAGATAATCCATTAATGAACATCATTAAGAATGGGGGTTATCCTTTATTAGGCCTTGATTTATGGGAACACGCCTATTATTTAAAATACCGTAACAAAAGAGACGAGTATATTAAAAATTTTTGGAAGTGTGTAAATTGGGAATTTGTTAACCAACTTTACTCAATGAAAACGAATAAAACGTTAACTGAGAGTGTAAGAATTAATCAATTAATTATGGAACAAAAATCAGAAAAATGTAGTCCGTCAATCACTGAGGAAATTAGAAAAGTATTTAATTCAAACCCCACTGTAAAATACATATACAAACAATCAATAGATAGAATTCTTAAAGAAGTGTTTCCGGATAACTACTATGGTGTTAATGAATATGGTGAAGGTGAAATGTCGGGTATTTATGACTTAGAAACCCAAGGTAGGTCTGTTATCAATAAATTAAACACTAACTATAGTTGTTTCTGTGTGTTATTAAACGATATCAATACCGTCTTAAAAAAGAAAGGTGTTGACCCAATTTATTTAATAGGTAAATCAAAAACAGAACAAAATAGTGCAACCGACAAATTTGTTAGTATCATTGATAAATTCAAAGAAAGAATATTCAATACTGAATCTTCAACATTTTTAAATTTAATGTCAATCTTAAATCAAACTAATAAGTGGGGTGATGCTCGTGAAGATTTAGTTGTTAAAAAATTAAAACCAATGTTTGGTGAGAAAAATGTTACTAAGGTAGGTCAATTAGGTAGTCGTGAAGATATGATTGGTGGTATTGATTGTGAAATTAATATTGATGGTGTGAAGAATACCGCACAAATCAAACCATTTACTTACACAAAAAATATCAATGGACTTGTTAGTATTTTTGGTTCGGGTAATGTTAAGAAATATAATACCGACTTATTAATTTTTGCGAACAGTAAAGGACAGATTTTAGTTTTTAAAAATAGTGATTCTAAAATTGTTAATGGAACTTTTGTTTTTCCTGAAAACAATTTAATTTACACAGTAGATTGATATTTATATAGAA